TCAGGCAGGTTTAGGGTCATCCTGCCCTTTGTAATTCACTTCACCATAGTTCTTGAAGCGAATAATCATTTCCCCAGCCCATTCATTGATTGTATTTGCAATACGTGCCTGTTCAGGAACAATTTCGTTATACCAAAATGCTTCTCTTGCTTCACTGATTGATCCAAAGCCACCAGCATTTGAAGGAATAATACCGAGCAGCTGTGGCGGTGTACGAAATGATGCAAGTATGTCATCACGGGTAATGGATTTAATATTTGTAAATTCATCTTTAGCTGCAAGTTCACTAATAGGAATTAACTGCAACCCATCTTTCTTTCCACCTGGTGCATGAAGGAATAAATTCCTAAAGTTACCTGGACCACGTGAATCTTTCATAGCCTGTTTTATTCCTTCTACATCTTCATCATCAATCTGTGAATCAGTCATGTATAAAATAAAACCTGCATGTGAACCATTATTATAATATTTACGACGGAATAATGTTGCCGACTCATTAAGCCATGCTGATTGCAACGCTGACATATATTCAGGTACACCATAGATTTCCTGATTAATATCTGTCGTTTTTACACAACAAACACTATCAGGAGAGAATTCATGTTCCTTATATCCTTCTGTCAACATTAGATATTGGTTAGGTTCTTTCATGCGACGCATATATTTCCCCATTAACCCTTTGAACTGCATAGGTTCATTAAGTCTATTATCAATACGCTGGATATAACCATTACCAAAAACTAAATTGTCCAATACCATTCTTTCAAAATTCGCAGAACTCAATAATCGATGTGGTCTAAAAGCTGAAACTAATTGATTCTTTTTATAGGTGATTGCAGTAGAAAGATAAGGTGTAGCAGAAAAGGATTTAGCCAATCCATTCAAGCTCACAGGTGGTTCATAATATCTACCATTTAACCAAGTCTCATAATATTGAGAAAAGTCATTTTTATTGAGAACCGGTTCAGGATCTCCGAAGGTAAAAGCCTGGACTTTGCTGTCAGACATTTAGTAAATCTCCATAGTGGATTTTTTAGAACTTCCGTCGTTATCCAATGACAACGGCTCATTAAAGAATGCATGGAAAATGGCAAAAGCTAGATCCGCATGCCCAATGTTTTCAGCCCTTGAAGCTTCAAATGTCATTTGTTTTTGAGAAGCTGTGAGAGTCTTCTTAATTGCCATCAATGATTGGGCAACTTCAGTTGCACCAGCATCGAATTCGAATCGACCTTTGTTAAGGACATCCATCCCTTTCATGACTAATTGCGTTTTGACATCAACTGAATATGTGAAGGTGGTCAGATTAGGGAAAAACTCTTGAACTAACTGAGCAATACCAGTCCCCATGCCTGATTTATCCATCCCAATGTAAGCTACTCGATATTTTTGGCAGATCTTTTTAATAAATGCTGCTTGGCTGGCAAAATCCATTCCTTTGAATTGATGGTGTTCAAGTAAACGAAATTTGTTATAACCAGGTTCAGGCGGTGCAACCACAACAAGGCCTGCACTGTCCCCAGATTCTGCTGGATCATAACCAACCCAAACAGGCTTATTTCCAAAAGGCCTTGTCGCTAGTGGCTTGAAATCCTTCGTCCACAACTCCCATGAATCAACCATACATGGTTGGATGATGCTAAGTGGAAATACACTCTGGCCATCATCAACAAACTCACACATATATAGATTGGCAAATTCATCTGCACTGTTTTCAGCAATAAGTTCTTCAATATCAAAAAGGTTGCAGCCTTGTCTTTCTGCATCATAAATATTGACGATATGACGCCACATTTGGTCATTGCAGAGAGAACCATTTCTTAAAGCATCATGGCTGGTATCAATCTCAACTTGTTTATCTTTAGAACGCCCTTTGTTAAACGCTTCACCAGTCCAGAATTTATATGCTTCATGCGATTTACTGGATGGTGTAGAAAAATAAGTCTTTTTATACTGTTTCTGAGCAGCCATTGCTGATGCCACTTTTTTAAGTGTGGCAAAGCCATGTACCCAGAAGAACTCATCAAAATACAAATCACCATGATAGCTTTGAGCTGTCTTAGCGTTTGTACTAAGGAAAATGAGTTGAACTGTTTCATTTGTAGGCAAAGTGATGGTGATTGGATCTCCTTGTAGATCCACACCAATTGATTGAAGAACAAAGTCTTTAATATAGGTTTTAAAACCATGTGCCTGGGCTTTCGATGCCGAAAGGAAAATCTGATTTCGACCAGTAGTTACTGCTTTGATTAATGCTTCACGTGCAAAATAAAATGTTGCACCAATCTGCCGTGATTTTAATAATGCTCTATTTCGTTGTTCACGAGCGCGGTACCAAACCTTTTGATACTCAAACAAGCCATCGTCAAAATCTTCAAGTAACTTTTCAATTTGTTCTTCTGTAAGAACATTTTTAGCAGACGGTTTCCGTGGTCCAGCCGTTCTATTTTTTAAATTTGGATTTAGATCTGCTTCATTTCCACCATTGTTATATTTATTAATTTTGGCCATGCGTTCCAGTTGGCGCATAAGCAAATCAATTTCTTTAAAATCATTTGGAGTTTTCTTTTCAAGAATAATTAGCTTAACTAATTGTGCTTCTAATGCTTGGGCAACACGACCTTCTGGAGCTTGTTTTTCCCATTCATCTCTGGCCTTCCAAGCATGAACATTTTTATCATTTTCATTTAAGTATTCTGCAATCGAGCTGATTCGCCACCCCATCCAGTATAAGAACTTTGCTAAGAGGCGGTTATCAAAAGTCAGAGGCGGATTTTCAGTTTTCGTATTCATTGGCTCATTAAGCCAATTTCAAACTATTGATTCATTTAGGTGGCATTGTGAAAACTGTTTTCACAAGTAGGTTTTATTGATTCTTTTTCGTGTAATTCCGATTCTGCTTACTACGTAAATTATGAATTTTTTTTAAATATAAGCAGGATTCACCACTCATGAGTAAGAAATCCAAGTTTTATCGAGTTGCAGTGGCTGGAGCAACTACAGATGGTCGCGTTATTGAACCTGAATGGATTCAACAGATGGCGAAAAACTATAGCCAGGATACATATACCGCATTAGCTAATATTGAGCATTTACGGGGTCTTCTTCCTGACACCCCTTTCGGTAATTATGCCAAAGTTATTGGTGTAAAAGCTCAAGAAGATGTTGTCAATGGTCAAAAGAAATGGGCTTTATACGTTCAATTGGAAGCTTTTGACAACCTGATTGAATTGCATGATAAAAAGCAAAAACTGTTCAATTCAATTGAAGTCAATCCAAGTTTTGCTGATACAAATGAAGCGTATTTAGTAGGTATCGCATTTACAGATACTCCAGCCTCTTTAGGCACTCAAATCATGGAGTTTGCATCTAAAAACCCCGATGTAAATCCTTTCACGTCTAAAAAACAGCATAAGGACAATCTCTTCACTGCAGCTGAAGAAATTACTTTGGAATTTGATGAAGAATCTCCGGTTTCAAATTTATTTTCTAAAGTTATTGACTGGCTAAACCCAAAACAAGAAGAACAAAGCCAAAAAAATAATGGCCAGTTCAATGAAATTGCTAAGTCAGTTGAAGAAATTGCCAAGACCTTTGGCAATACGCTTAAAGAGCTAAGTGATCTCAAAGAGAATCATTCAAAACTTCAAAATGAGTTCAAAGAACTTAAAACAAAATTAGGCCACGAGCCACATCCACAAACACCACCTGCTCCAGAAAGCAACGGTAATTTCTCAGAACGAGTTGAGTACTAATAGTCATGCAAAATTTAACACGTGAAAAATATACTGCCACAGTAGAAAAAATTGCTCTGGCAAACAATATTGCAGATCCTTCAAAAAAATTTAGTGTTGAACCTTCTATTGCACAAAAAATGGTTGATGCAGTTCAGCAATCATCTGAGTTTTTGAAGAAAATTAATATTCAACCAGTTGTGGATTTAGAAGGTGAAGCAATCGGATTGAATCAAGCTTCTACCATTGCTGGGCGTACCAATACAAAAGGTGGTACTCCACGTAAACCTGTAGATCCAACTGGTCTTGAATCAAACACGTATAAATGTGCAAAAACTGATTTTGACGTCGCTTTACGTTACGAAAAAATGGATGCTTGGGCACGTTTTCCTGACTTCTATGCAAAATGGAAAGCCTTTGTTGAACGTGCGATTGCTTTAGATATGATTATGATTGGCTGGAACGGAAAATCTGTTGCAGTTACTACAGATCGTAATGCGAATCCATTATTGCAAGATGTAAATATTGGATGGTTAGAAAAAATTCGTACAATGGCCCCAGCTCATCATATGAAAGAAGTAGTAGCTGGATCAGGTAAAGTTGTAGTAGGCCCTACAGGCGACTATAAAAATTTAGACGCTGTTGTAACTGATGTAGTAAATAATCTGATTAGTGAAATTCATCAAGACGATACAGATCTTGTTGTTATCTGTGGCCGTCAATTACTGAATGATAAAAACTTTCCATTAGTCAATAATTCTAAAGACAATACAGATACTTTAGCGGGCCAGATTTTATTAAGTCAAAAACAGATTGGCGGTTTACCAGCTGTTCGTGTTCCTTTCTTTCCTGAAGATGCCTTTCTTGTAACTTCTTTTGATAATTTATCAATTTACTTCCAAGAAACTGGTAAACGTCGTCAAGTTACAGATAACTCATCTATGGATCAAGTTGAAGAGTATCAGTCTTCAAATGATGCATATGTTATTGAAACTTACGACAAAGTAGCATTTGTCGAAAACATCCAAATTCAAGAATAAGGTGATTTATGTTGAGTCCAGCTCGACGACATCGCCTACATTCCTTAGCAGCTAAAGCAGCTGCTAAGGCTGAAAATGAATTTGGTGATGTCCGTGAAGATGCCAGTGTGTATTTATTACAACTGGCCGAACTAAAAAACGACCAAAATTTGCTACGTGGCATTAAATCTGAAATTGAACGTGCAGAACACAAAGCCAAATTAATCCCTAAATATATGCCCTATGTGGAAGGTATTCTTTCTGTTGAAGAGCGTATTCCACACATGCGGGATGATATTGTCACGACGATTATGCTTTGGTGTTTTGATGCTGGCATGTTTGAAGAAGGTCTCCGCATTGCAGAATTTGCACTGAAGTATGGCCTTGATATGCCAGATACCTTTAACCGAGATACAGCTTCCATTGTTGCTGAAGAAATCGGAAATGCAGCCAAAGCTGCCCATACTGAAGGTGACGTTTTTGACATATCTATTTTAGAAAAAGCAAACACTCTTACCTCAACATTCAGTATGCATGATCAGATTCGAGCAAAACTTTATGTCGCTATGGGTCGAACTTATTTGCAAAAAGAGCTTTATGCCTTAGCTGTAACGTTTTTAAAACGTGCCATTAAACACAATGAAAATTGTGGTGGAAAACAAGAACTTCAGAAAGCAGAACGCTTACTGAAAAAACAATTAGAAGAAAACCCACCTCAGCCATTAATCAATGCTGATGGTTCACCTGTTGTTGATGATTTTGGCAATCAGGTATTTGAGGGAATTTCTTCTTAACGAGTGCCAAGCACCCACCGAGGGGCAGATCTGACCAAATACAAACATTCTTATGTTCTGTTTTTGGCTCAGATCTCCACCCCTCATCTAACCGAGAATAAAAATGTCTGGATTAATTGCAAACGGTACTTTTTCAAATCAGGACGTTGTAATCAATAGTGATCCGTTCTTTCCTTCGGTATCAAGCAACCATGTCCGTGAAGTTTTGCGTTTAGATTCTAGTGTCACCAATCAACGTCTTATTTCAGCTATAGAAGCAGCTGTAATTCATGTTAATGAACAACTGGAAAGTTTACTCAGCAAAACCCCTACGTTAGTAGAAATTACAACTAAACAGGTCAATGGAAAGCCTATTGCTGCTGTTTTGTATTTCCGTGCAGTTGCTGCAGCTGCTGGTGCAGAACTTTGCGAACGTTACCGGTCTTATGACACTACAAACAACGGTAGCCAAAAAGCTGAAGAACTAACACCGACGATTGATGACTATAAACGTGATTTGCGTTTTGCCATCCGCGATATAAAAAAAGTACGTCGACTAAATGTGGAGTTGGTTTAGATGAAAGAGATCTATGCAATCCAACACGACACTGTTGACGCAATTTGTTGGCGCGAATATGGCCGTAGCACTGGTGTAGTTGAACGAGTATTGGAAGCAAATCCACATCTTTCGGAATTTGGTCCATTCATTCCAATGGGTACCAAAATCCAATTACCAGACATTCCTACTCCACAAAATAAAGTTCAAAGCGTTCAGCTTTGGGATTGAGAAGATTTATGCCAGAACCAACAACCTCTACAGCAACCATTGCTACTCTAAGTGCAGTGTCATTGCTTCCATTTATAAATGGTAATGCGTTGCTAGGTGCAGTACTTGGGGCAGCATTTATTGCAACTTTTGAAAAAGATTTAAATGCTTACCAACGTATTCGCAATATGTTATTGGCCACTGGTATTGGTTATATCAGTGCACCATTAATTACAGAACATACATTATTAAAAGCTGATGCAGTGGCAGCACTTATCACTTCAACACTTTGTTTATTCATATTAATCAAGGTTGTTGATTGGGTTAAAACTGCAAAGCTATCAGATATTTTGAACATCTTTCGAGGTGGCAAGTCATGATCGAATTGTTATTTCAAACCGTTGCCGTTTTAGCTTATCTCATTTGCGGTTTTCGTATTGCAACCTTTAGTCATGGTGGAAATTTCCATCGTGGCTATTCCTTCTTTGCAGCTACTTTGATTGCAGCATTTTTAGGTCAATCGGTGCATATCTTATTTTTTAAGGATCCAGTTACGCTTTGGGATGCTATCTTTGCAATCCTTCTTACAGTACTCATCTGGCGAACAAAAGGTAATGTGGCCAAACTCATTTGGAGTACGACATGATTTTAAAATTTGGTTCAAAAGGTGATGCCGTAGCAACACTTCAAAAGCAATTGTCGAAGATGGGTTACAAGGGTATTAAAGGTAAACCACTATCGATTGATGGTCATTTTGGTGAAAGCACTGAATTTGCAGTGATTCAACTCCAGCGTAAATTTGGCTTAGTAGTTGATGGTAAGGTCGGTGATAAAACTCGCCAAGCTTTAGCTGGTGATTCAGTAAGTAAATTTTTAAAAGATGAAGACTATAAAAAAGCTGCAATACGTTTAAAAGTTCCTGAATTGGTTATTCGAGTTTTCGGAGCTGTTGAAGGTCGTGGTGTAGGTTTTCTACCAAATGGGAAAGCCAAAATTTTATTTGAACGACATCGAATGTATTTTTACTTATGCCAAGCATTAGGTAAAACATTTGCTAATTCTCAGGTAAAAATTACTCCAAATTTAGTGAATACATTAACTGGAGGTTACAAAGGTGATGCAGCTGAATATACACGTTTAAGTATGGCTATAAATATTCATAAAGAATCTGCCCTAATGTCTACTAGCTGGGGACAATTTCAAATCATGGGTGAAACCTGGAAAGATCTCGGTTATTCATCTGTTCAAGAATTTGTTGATCAGCAGCAACTTAGTGAAGGTCACCAGCTCGAAGCATTTATTCGCTTTATTGAGTGGAAACCAGGCTTATTAGAAGCCTTACGAAAACAAGATTGGAATACAGTCTTTACACTCTATAACGGGAAAAATTATAAAAAACTTGGCTATCAAGCGAAATTCCAAAAAGAATGGGATCACCTTGAACCTATTTATCGTGAGAAGACTGCAGCATGAAAAAACCCCATGCTTTACGTGAATATTTGCTAAATGCGATTCCGGATCTACCACAGGAGCCGGATCGCTTACTCATCTTTGCTAATGACGGTAAATTAATGAGTACTGCAGCAAATGGATATAGCTTTGAAATGGCCTATACACTAGATATGATCATTACTGATTATGCTGGTGATGTCGATGTGTTTGGCGTTGTCCTTTTCACCTGGATTATGGACAACCAATCCGAACTCATGTCCAATTTAAATAAAGTACAAGAAGCCATTACTTTTGAAGCTGAACTCATCGATAATAGCAAATATGATCTGCACTTTAAAATCCCTCTAACTGAACGTGTCATTGTGAAAAAGAATACTGAAGGGAAATTTGAGATCTCATATCCTACTGAACCACAATATACTGAATTTGGTCCACCTACAGATTTTGAATTAATAGATAAGGATGGATCTACCCTTGCTACATGGCGTACAGCTGATATGCAAGGACGTTCGTTGGACATGCCCTTTCCAGGTAAAAGCCCATGAATAACATGCAGGATCTTGCTCTTTATCTACAGCCATTATTGGATCGATTATCTTCAGGTGAAAGGGCAAAACTGGCTAAGAATATTGGACGAGATCTTCGTACAAGCCAACGCCAGCGTATTACAGCGCAGCAAAACCCTGATGGTTCAGCATATACAGCGAGACGTACACGCTTACGTGACCAGAAAGGAAAAATTAAAAGAAAAATGTTCTCCCGGATTAAATCTAATACCCACTTAAAAGTATTAAGTAATAGTGAATCAATTGCCCTAGGTTTTATTGGACGTATTAATCGAATTGCGAAGGTACATCAATATGGATTAAGAGACCGAGCTACCAGATCTGCTCCTGATACAGTTTACCCAAAACGTGAATTATTAGGATTTACAGATAAAGAAATTAATCTGGTTGAGTCATCATTCATTAAACATATCAATATTAAGTAGCTCAACTTGTGAAAACCATTTTCACAAGCTCCAATTGCTGAAAACAAAAAAACTCTAACGCAAAGTGTTGGCATGAATGCTGACATTAATCGTCGTCTTGAAAATCTGATTCGCTTCGGAACTATCAAGACCATAAATCCGTCTAAACCAATTCCCCTTGTCACTGTAGATCTTGACGATATCGTTACGCCTGAAATTCGCTTTTTTAATGCACGTTCCGGAAACGACTCAACTTGGGATCCACCCTCTGAAGGTGAGGAAGTGATAGTTGTTTCACCATGCGGTGATATCGGTCCAACCAGCATAGTTTTTTATGGGCTTTATAACAATGAATACCCTGCCCAATCTGATGATTTAAATAAAAAAATACGAGTATTTGCGGATGGTTGTGTGATTGCCTATGACGTTGCTGCACATCATTTGTCTGCAGTTTTACCTTCAGGTGGGAAAGCTATTGTTACAGCTGATGGGGGTGTAACAGTTAATGGTGACACCACCATCAATGGAAATCTTCAGATCAATGGAAGTACTGCCATGACGGGAAACAACACCGTTATGGGCAGCCAGCTCGTTCAAGGTAGTAGTCATTCAACTGGGGCATTTAGTACTGAAGCAGATGTTAAAGCTGGAGACATTAGTCTCAAAAATCACAAAACATCTGGTGTTCAACCTGGAGATGGAGAATCTGGAGGGCCAATTCCATGATGTCACGTGAAAATGGCCGAAAGCTTGAAACTGAGTTAGATCATATTCTCCAGTCTATTCAGGACATTCTAACCACACCAGTTGGCACAAGAATCATGCGTCGAGATTATGGTTCTTTAATCTATCAATTAATTGATTCTCCTTTTGATGAAATTGCCACTCTGCAGTTATATGCCGCCACAGCAACTGCTCTTTTACGGTGGGAGGACAGAATCATTCTTAATTCAGTTTCATTGGTCAATGATGAAGAAGGTTCATATTTTTTAGATATGGATTGCAGTCTGGTCGATAGCAATAAGCAGGCCTCTTTAAGTATTCCCCTTTCAATTGGATCTGCCTTATGAGTGTTGATTTTAATTCTTTACCAAAGCCAAACTTTGTAGATGTAATTGACTACGAGGCAATTTTTTCAGAACGCAAAGAGTATTTTATTTCACTTCATCCAGAAAATGAGCAAGAAGATGTTCGTAAAACTCTGAGCCGTGAAAGTGAACCAGTTACTAAGCTTTTACAAGAAAACGCTTATCGGGAAATGATCTTACGGAATCAAATCAATGACAAAGCGCTGGCTACGCAACTTGCATTCGCTAAAGGAGATGACCTTGATGTCTGGGGTGCAAATTTTGATGTAAAACGTTTGGTAATTACACCAGCTGATGATTCTGTCACACCACCCGCCTCTGCAGTTTATGAAGAAGATGAAGATTTTCGCTATCGCATTCAAAAGAAATTAGATGCATTAAGTACTGCTGGCCCAGAATCGGCTTATGAATTTCACACTCTTTCAGCAGATAGCCGTGTTTCACATGTTAAATGCAGTTCACCAGCTCCAGCTCATGCTCTTTTAACAATTCTTCAGCGTGATACAGAGAATAATGCATCTACTGAGGAACTAAATACGATTGTTTATAACTATGTTTCTGCTGAAAAAAAGCGTCCTACAGGTGATCGAGTACAAGTCCAATCAGCAGAAATTGTCAGTTATGAAATAGAAGCTGTTCTTGTCACTAAAAATGTGCCTGAAACAGATCCAGTTTTATCAGCAGCTCAAGCTAATACTGTTGCTTATACCAAAGAACCAAAGCGTATTGGTAAAGGTGTCTTTTTTTCAGATCTCTACTCTATTTTAAAAGTTTCTGGAGTTGAAAGAGTTGAACTTATCAGCCCAACAGCTGAGATTCATCTTAATAATTTCCAAGCTGCTTCTTGTACAGCCATTCGTCTTAGCGTGAGGAATGAATAATGAATTTACTTCCTCCAAATACCACAGCTTTTGAAAAGAAAATTGTTGAAACTACAGCTAAGACTTCAGAGCTAAATACGAATTTAGCCAGCTTAATTCGTGTTGATGATGCACCTGCAGATTTCTTATCAATTTTAGCCTGGCAGTTTTCTGTTGACCGTTGGCAAGACGATTGGCCAGATGAGGTTAAACGAGCACAAATTAAGAATTCAATAAAAGTTCACACCTATAAAGGTACTAACTTCGCCCTTCGTTCAATTGTAGAAAGTTTCGGTTATTCATTGACGATCCATGAATGGTGGCAAGAAAGTCCTACGAGTGAACCGGGTACTTTCCAAATTACTATCGATACGAATAGCAAACCATTAACTGAAAAAACTTATAAAACTCTGGTTGAGCTCTTACATGACGCAAAACCTTTAACACGTGAACTTAAGTCTATTGAAATTAATGTTATTGCCGTTAATGGTGACACAAATGTCGCAGCAGCTATGTATGACGGTGAAGACATCACAATTTATCCCAAAGTTGATGATCCTAACTCCTTTCTCCATTCAGCATTTGGGTTTTATGAACATGAAATTACAGCAATTTACCCGAAATAGAGCTTAAAACTATGGCAGCACAATATCATTCTATCTTCACTGAGCAAGGTCTATCACTTCTACGTGAAGCAATCCAAAATGGTACCAAACTTGGTATTACACAAATGTCATTTGGTGACGGTAATGGATTCGTTCCCGAGCCAGATGCAACTTTTACGCATCTTGTAAATGAAATATATAGAACAGATCTGAACAGACTAGCTCCGTCAGAAAACAATCCTAATTGGCTTGAAGCTGATGCTGTTATTCCAAGTGCAGTTGGTGGTTTCAATATTCGTGAAGTTGGATTATGGGCCGGAGAAATACTTGTTGCATATTCAAATTACCCCCCAACCTATAAACCTACTGCAGATCAAGGTACGGCTCAGATTAAGACTATCCGTATCGTTCTTCAAATTGATAACACAGCTAATTTTGAATTAAAGATTGATGCTTCAGTAGTTATGGCCACCATTCAAAGTGTACAAGACGCTAAACTGGATGTATTAAATTATGTTGATGAAACTAAGCTAAGCTCATTTACTGATATCAATAAACTAAAGGATACACTTACCGATAAAGAGTTTATTTTATATAAAAATAATATGTATCGTTGGAACGTAGACTCTACTGATCTACCTGATGATTTATTTATTATTAAAAGTAACCTTCATGAAAATGGTCGCTGGATACTAGTCAATAAAAATAACTATAGATTAGAAATTGCTGAAAATAATTTACAGACGCTTTTAAGACAATCATCAAAAATTCATATTGATAAGGTTTATGAACTGACTAACACATTAGAATTAGCTACGCTGAACAATTCAATGCTTACAGGTATTGGATATGCTAGTGGATTCAAATGGATAGGTGAGAATGGAACTGGATCGACTAAAAATACTTGGCTACCTATACTTAAAGCTTATGGACAATCATGGCAGACGAACTCTGCAATCTCGGGGGTAAAGTTCAGAGATTTTAAGATTGATGTTGATAACAAATCGAATGTATGTGCGATTGATTGTCGTTATATAACAAATCAATCTAAGCTTGATTCAATTAAAGTGGCCTCACTAGGCGTAAATTCTGTTGGGTTCTATCTTTCAAAATCTTGGTATAACCGAACCTCTGACTGTTCTGTACGGGGAGTTTTAGCAAATGGTAAGAACGGTATCGGTGTTTTCGTTGACACTGTCTCAGATGCTTCTACAGGATCAGTAAATCAAGTCAACGCTGTACCTTTAGATATCTCAGTACACACGTGTGATATTGGATATTTAATTGATCAAAGTCGATATATTTATAGCCTGAATATTCCTGCTTCAGTCACTATTGAACACTGTAACGTTGGGATAAAAGTTCAAGGAAAAAATGCTGCATATATTGTAAGAAATGCGATTATTTCTGCTTACTTTGAATCTAATGGTACAGATGTAATTTGGGGAGAGACTGATTCAACAAGAGATGTCGATTCAAATATTTTATGGCTTGCAGCTTCCTTCAATGATAACGGCTCAAAAGTTGTTTTAAATGAAGGACGTCATACTTTCATTGGATGTACGGGACTCGAAACATTAGAAATAAACAATTATGCTGAAGTCGAGTTAATAAATACTATCGTTGATAATATTACTGGTAATTCAAATTCAATTAGAAAACTAGCCCGTAGAAAAAGTAGACCTTCAGTTACTGTTACAGCTTCAAATGATGGAATGGAGTTCTTAAAACCCGTCTCAGCTAAGAGACTTACACAAGCTTCCTCAGGGGCAGTTACTTTTGATTTAGCAAAAGATTTATTTAATATTGACTCCTACTGGGGAAGAAAGGCAGAAATTAAAATATTAAGTCGAAGACAGTTTGATACAAACAATTCCGCTTGGTATGAGGGCATAATTTTAAAAAATAGTGTAGGTGAATTTTACGTGCAGCGAAAAGATGGAAGTGGTGCAGAGACATATACAGTTAATGGTTCTACGGTTACTAAGAACAAAAATTATGATTTAACTGTATCAATAACAACCGGAGGTATTCTTACAGTCAATAGTACTCAGACGGAGACTAAAAATTATGAAGTCTTATTGAATATCTACTAATCATGTAAAAACCATTTTCACAGACCAAGAAACTTACACTTTTGATTTAGTCATGCAAGCCTGTTTGTTGAATTAAAACCTCAATTAACAGGCTTTTTTATGGCTATAGATCAATACCACCACGGAATCCGTGTCCTTGAACTCAATGATGGGATTCGGCCAATCCGAACCATTGCAACAGCAATTCCAGGCTTTGTTGCAACTGCAGATGATGCAGATCCACTAGTGTTTCCAGAAAACCAAGCAGTACTAATTACAAATATACAAGCTGCAGTAGCTAAAGCCGGGAAAAACGGAACATTAGCAAAAGCACTTCAAAATATGGCCAACCAAACCAACGCAATTTGTGTCGTGGTCCGTGTACCCACTGCAGTTGATGAAGCAGCTCAAACTGCAAACGTCGTTGGAACCGTAACTGCTGAAGGAAAATATACCGGCCTTAAAGCCCTTCTCGTCGCCAAATCTAAATTAGGTGTGCAGCCACGTATTTTAGGTGCACCAGGGCTTGATACTCAGGCTGTGGCCACTGAGTTAGTTGTTATTGCTAAGAAGTTGCGTGCTATGGCTTATGCGTATGCATGGGGCTGTAAAACCAAAGAAGAAGCCGTTGCATATCGTGAAGCCTTTGCTGCACGTGAACTTATGATCATTTGGCCAAATTTTGTAGCATTTAATACCACAACTGCTCAAACAGAAACCGTGCCAGCTGTTGCTGTTGCTATGGGATTACGCGCAAAAATTGATAACGAAATCGGCTGGCATAAAACCCTTTCAAACGTTGCAGTATCAGGTGTTACTGGCATTGATGCTGATGTGACTTGGGACCTGCAAGACCCAGCAACTGATGCTGGCTATCTCAACAGCAATGAAGTTACAACCCTCATTCAACATGAAGGCTTTCGTTTCTGGGGATCTCGTACTTGTTCAGACGATCCTTTATTTGCTTTTGAAAACTATACGCGTACTGCTCAAGTGTTGGCCGACACCATGGCTGAAGCACATATGTGGGCAAACGATTTACCACTTCATGGTTCATTGGCCACAGACATTATCGAAGGTCAAAAAGCCAAGCTTCGTGAACTAACGCGTAATAAATACCTCATTGGTGGTGATGCCTGGTTCGATCCGGAAGCAAATACTCCTGATACGTTGAAAGTGGGTAAATTGGCCACTGATTACGATTACACCCCTGTCCCACCTCTTGAAGATTTGACCTTCAGACAACGTATCACTGATCGCTATCTCGCTAACTTTGCTGCATCTGTAAAAGCTTAAGGAGCATAACGCATGGCTTTACCTCCAAAATTAAAAAATATGAACTTCTTCAATGAAGGGAATAGCTACTTGGGCAAAGTTAAAACTGTGACTTTACCCAAGTTAGCGCGTAAAACTGAAGACTACCGTGGCGGTGGTATGAACGGGACTGTAAAAGTCGATTTAGGCATGTCTGATGATGGGTTGGTGCTTGAATCAACTTATGGTGGTTTAGATCTTCTGACACTCCGTCAATTTGGTATGGAAAAAATTGACGGTGTTTATCTCCGTTTTGCTGGGGCATACCAGCGCGATGACGATGGCGAATATGATGCCGTAGAAGTAGTTGTTAAAGGCCGTCATGAAGAAATTGATGGTGGTGAATCAACACCTGGCGAAGACACAGAACATAAAGTCGTGACCAACTGTGTTTACTACAAGCTGACGGTGAATGGTGTCGTTGAAGTCGAAATTGACATTCTTGGCATGAAAGAAGTGATCGGTGGCGTAGATCGTCTTGAAAAACAACGCAACATCCTCGGCATTATTTAAGTTTCCTTCCCTTCTGTAGTCCAGTACTGCAGAAGGTTTTTTTGTTTAACTTTTAGGATATTTCCAAATGAATCAAATTGATCAAGCGATTAACCAGGAACAAATCAAAAACCCAAATGAAGAAGTGGTGACCTTAGAAGAACCAATCCGTATGGGTGAACAAATGATTACCCAGGTGACCATTCGTAAACCGGGTGTAAAAGCATTAAGTGGTACCAGTCTTCAGGCTATTTACCAGCATGATGTAGATGCTCTTTGTAAAGTACTACCACGCGTTACTTCACCAGCACTGACACCTCAGCAGATCTACCAAATGGACCCTGTAGATTTTGCCAATTTAGGAGGGCATTTAGTCACTTTTTTGTACCCGAAAGCCTTACAGAAGGAAATCAAGGCTCAGACAGCTTAGAGCTGGTCGATGATGTAGATGAGGCAATAGCAAATATTGCCGTCATCTTCCATTGGCCACCAAGTACCTACGATGACATGGATATTGTTGAATTGAGTAAATGGCATCGTAGAGCAATCAAAAGAAATCAAACTAACTAATTAGAGTCCACCAATGGCAGATTTAAAATTAGAAGTCCTATTTAATGCAGTTGATAAATTATCTGGCCCTATAAAAACAATCGTTGGTGGCTCTAAAACCTTATCAGATGCCTTTAAAAAGACTTCATCTGAACTAAAGGCACTAGAAGCCCAACAACGCAAAATTTCAGGCTTCAGACAACTTAAAGAACAATCTGAAAAAACTGCTCAGGCCATTGAACAGAATAAGGAAACTCTTAAACAGCTCAAAACGGCTATGAATATTGGTGCCCCTACTGAGCAAATGGTTAAAGATCTCGCACGTGCTGAAGCAGCACAGAAACGTCTGAAGGAAGCTCAGAAAAATCAAGGCTCTGAAATGACGGCTTTAGTACGTGAACTTAATCAGGCTGGTATTAGTGTTGACAACCTGGCTGATGATGAATCTGAGCTGAAGAATAAAATCCATCTCACCACAATGGAAATTAACAAACAAAAAGAATCTTTAGAACGTCACCAGAAAGCCCAGAAGCAATATGAACAAATGCAAGGACGTATGGCCAAAGCTTCAGATCTGGCCAAGAAGGGCCTAATGGTTGCTGGTGCTGGAGCAGCTGTAATGGCTATTCCAGTACACCTAGCAATTGACTATGAATCTGCAATGGCTGATGTGAAAAAGGTCGTCAATTTTGAAACCCCTCAACAGTTCAAAATCATGGGTGATGACATTATCCGGTTATCAACCAAACTCCCTATGGCTGCCAAGGATATTGCAGCTATTGTTGCAGCCGGTGGCCAATCTGGAATTGCAAAAAATGAACTACTTGGATTTGCAGAATCTGCAGTAAAAATGGGCGTTGCTTTTGACATTTCTGCTCAAGAGTCAGGTCAAGCTATGGCAGAAATGCGTACAGCTTTTAAAATGTCCCAAACAGAAGTCGTCTCACTTGCTGACAAAATTAATTACCTGGGCAATAACACTCCAGCTGCAGCAAAAGGCATCATGGATATTGTTCAACGTATTGGGCCTCTCGGTGAAGTTGGTGGTTTTGCTTCTGGATCTATTGCAGCACTTGGTGCCACCATCCGGGGAATGGGTGTTGCAGAAGAAATTGCCGCGACCGGTATCAAGAATATGATGCTTGCTTTAGTTGCTGGAGAATCTGCAACTAAAGGTCAGAGAGCTGCTTATAAAGATCTAGGCCTAGATGCTGGCCAAGTCGCTAAAGATATGCAAATTGATGCTGAAGCCACAACTTTAAAAGTAATCAAATCAATTTCTAAATTAGATAAATATAAACAGGCTGCAACCTTAAAAGAGCTTTTTGGATCTGAGTCATTAGGTTCAATTGCACCATTGCTTACCAATATGGAGGCGCTTGAAAAGAACCTATCAATGGTAGGTGATAAATCTAAGTATGCTGGTTCAATGCAAGCTGAATATGCCGCACGTGCAGCAACTACGGCCAATAATATTCAGTTGGCCAAGAACCAAGTAGCAGGCCTAGCAATCAATATTGGTAACGTGCTTCTGCCTCCAATTAATACCATGCTTGGTAAATTCACTGCTGTGATGACAGTTGTTCAAGATTGGGCATCACGCAACCCGGCATTAGCCTCAACACTGGTAAAAATTGCTGTTGGAGGTATAGCTATTATTGGGGTTATAAGCGCTTTATCACTTGGAGTTTTAGCGTTACTTGGTCCACTTGCTATGCTCAAAATGACCTTTTCCACATTAGGCATTGGGTTTAGTGCTTTAGGAGCAATTTTCTCTCCAGCTGGTTTAGTCATCCTTGGCGTTATTGCAGCCGTAGCTGGAGCTGCTTATCTCATTTATAAGAATTGGGAACCTATCAAAGGATTCTTTGTGGGCATTTGGAATACAGTTAAAACTGCCTTCAATGGTGGTATTACTGGAGTATCTGCACTAATTATTAACTGGTCCCCTATTGGGCTTTTCTATGCTGCATTTGCAAAAGTCTTGTCCTGGTTCGGTGTAGATCTGCCATCCAAATTCACAGGCTTTGGCGCAATGATTTTAACTGGTTTAAAAAACGGGATTATGTCCAAAATTGGTGAAGTAAAAGCAGCTCTCTCCGGAGCAGTCACAGGCGTCATTGATAAGGCCAGAAACATCCTGGGCATCCACTCCCCCTCTCGTGTGTTTATGGGCATTGGTGACTACACCATGCAAGGCATGGCATTAGGTATTTCTCAGAACCATAACTTACCTGTTAGAGCCACACAGCAAGCTACGCAGAATGTCATTGGTACGGGTACTACGGCCAAAGTCACTTCAGTAACACCAATTCGTGCACAACGTGGTGGCAGCTACATTAGTAATGACACCATACAAATCACAATTAAGGCAGAGCACGGTCAACCCGTTCGTGAAACTGCACGTGCGTTACGAGCTGAAATGGTACGTCTCCAACAAGAAGAACGCGATGCTCGTCGTAGATTCTTAACTGATACGGAGTAAACAAAATGATGATGGCATTAGGGCTGTTTGTATTTTCATTACGAACAGCTGCATATCAAGAATTGCAACGTGTTACTAGCTGGAGACATCCGAGTAATAGCCGGGTTGGGTCTACCCCAGCTTATCAGTTTACTGGTAAAGGTGAGGACACTATTACCCTGAAGGGAGAAATCTACCACGAACTGACCAACAACCGAATTGTATTAGATCAAGTTCGTCGTATGGCAGATACAGGTATGGCTTATACCCTAATCGAAGGTACTGGCAAGATTTATGGCCTAGTGATTATTGAAAATATGGAAGAGACAAAAACCTATTTCTTTAAAGATGGTGCAGCACGTAAAACCGAATTTACCCTGACACTAAAAATCGTTAAGGAGTGGAAACCAACTTTAATAGGAACGCTTCTAGGCATGGCTGGTGGCGTAGCAAATAGGTTGATATAAATGTTTAATCAGATCACCAACAAACTAAAAGACGCAGCTGAGTCATATCAGTCTGAAACTGAATATCCTTTCCCAATTTATCGCCTAGAAGTAGATGGTAATGACATCTCCCCTCTCGTTGTCGACCGTTTAATTTCACTCACTATTAAAGACAATCGTGGTCTTGTTGTGGACTCTGTCGATATTGATCTTGATGATTCTGATGGGCAGTTAGAAATTCCACCTGAAGGCGCAATAATTCAGGTGTGGATTGGTTGGTCAAATACAGGCTTGGTCGACAAAGGGAAATATAAAGTTGAATCAGTCACTCATCGCGGTGCACCAGATATATTAAGCATTTCAGCATTTAGTAATGATGTATCTGAAGGTTTAAAACAAAAGCGTGAACGTAGCTTTAGTAGTAAAACAATCCAGGTAATTTTTGAAACCGTTGGTGCTGAATATGCCCTTAAAACAATTGTGCATGACACGCTGGCCAACCGGGTAATTTCATATATTGCTCAGAATGAAAGTGATGCAAATCTGATTACGCGAATAGCTGATGAACATGATGCTATTGCTACTGTCAAAAATGGTCATTTAATTTTATTGCCCCGTGGAGCCAGTCAAACCGTATCTGGGTTACCACTTCCTACCGCCCAAATTTTTAGATCTGATGGTGATGGACACAACTACACAACTGGTACCGGTACAGACAGAATTACAGGTGTTAAAGCCTATTATTACGATACCGGTAAATCTAAAAAGTTGTATGTCGTAATTGGTGACAATGAAGACAATTTAAAAGAGATCCGCTACGTCCACCGTGACAAAAAAACGGCTGAATTAGCTGCTCAGGCTGAATATAACCGGTGCAAACGTGCATCTCAAAAACTGTCTTATACCTTTGCCTTTGGCCAACCTGAACTTATCCCGGAACAAGAGTTTGTATTTACCGGTTTAAAACCACAAATTGATGACATTGTATGGCTTGGTACCAATGTCACTCACAATTTAACTGATAGTGGCTTTACAACGAATGTTGAACTGGAAGCACAGCTGCCGAATGCAGATGATGTCTCAACACTTTTTGAACCTGATAAAGAGGGAGATAAAGAATTAAGAAAAAAAAATAAAAAACGTACGGGCCGGAACTATGCAGACTATACCGGAGTAATCGTTTTTTATCGTGAGAATGGTAAAGATCTCAAACTTACATCTGGGGATCAGAGTAATCCCTTAAAGCTCATCAAAATATATAAAACTAAAAAGACAGCGACCATTGCTTTAAAGAGGGAACAAGCCCGAATAGATAAAGCTAAAAAGGTTAAATAAAAAAAATCCTTGCTTAAGGGGAAAAACAAGGACTAAAAACAATAATCAATTTTCGATACAAGTTATTATAAATCACCATTTATAGTGATTTTGTTATAAAATCGTAATTAATTAAACCAATAGGTAACGAAATGGCTCGACCTCGTTCACGTTATAAATGCCCCCATTGTGGTGAACCTTTTGCAATACGTTCAAGTGATGCATTAAGTCCCCTACTCCGTATGTTCCAGGCACAGTGCCAAAATCTGAATTGTGGCTTTACAGCTCAAGGCTACATGGAATTGAAGTTCCAGCTTTCACCTCCAGCCCAACCAAATCCTGAAATTAATTTACCTACTCCGGACCGCACTTGGAAAATGGAACCAGCATGACAGATAAAATCGATATTGCACAAGAATTACAACTTAAACAGGTTCAAATTCAACCTAAAGATTTTAGCCGCCCTTCTCTTACTGAATGTGAAGAATGCGGAAATGATATTCCTGTTGAGCGTCAGCGCTATGGTTCTGTAACTCTTTGTGTTGAATGTAAAAATACACAAGAAAAACTTTCTAAACGGTACTATTAAATGACAAATTTCTTCATATTTTTTATTATCGTTTTCGTATTATCGCTACTCATCTTGTGGATGATGTTGGATTATCAGTTCACCAGATATATTCGTGTAATAAAAGTTGCTCAGCTAGGAAATATGGATCCTGAGTCGGTTCTCACTGGTGAGATACGAACCAATCAAAATTCAACATCGAGGGGTGCAAGAATGTGGCTTTACCCAGCCCTTATCGGATTAATCATTGGTGTCATGATCAGTGGATTATTATTCCTCTATCTCTTTGGATAAAACAATGCCCCTTTTATAGGGGCTTTATAATTAGTGCATACTAATTTTACTTTTCAGGTGGCTCCATTGAAAACCATAGGCCTGTAAATTTACTAGCCATAGCCATATATTCAACATTACCAACTGTTTTAGTATGAGTGTTTTTCTCTTTTTCTATATCTTTAAGAGCTTTATCAATTAGATCAATTACAACTTTTCCAGTTTTATCTCGGTTCTGTGGGGTATTCACAATATTGGCTGAAATTCCAGTAAGGAGCAAAGTTTCCATCATTGCTGTTTCATAGTCTTTTCCTGGCACACTAATAACAGTAATGCTTCTTAGCATTCCATCTTTATTTACAGCACCAGTCATATTAATTTCGTTTGAAAACTCCACCTGAAATACATCACGTACATCACCATTTTTAATATTAAATTCACCTAATGGACGAACAATAGAAATATCTAAATCGTTCAATCTTTTATTAAAGGCTTGTCTAAACTGTTCTGGTGTCATCCCTAAATTAGCTTCAGCTTTAACACTTTCGGTTTTTACTTCAGCAACTTTTTCTACAACAGGTTCGCTTTTATTTTCGGTTTTTACAGCTACTTCTTTTTTCTCCACTTCAGGAGCAAATACTCCGACCAATGCGAGAAGCACCATATTGATAGCAACACCACCAACTAAGATTTTAATACGTGAATTTGATGGATTTATTTTATTAAACAATGCAGGCTTTACTAAACCAATTAGCATTGCAATTAATCCCACTAAAAAAAGAAGTGCAAAGAAAGTAGCCATGATTTAGCCCCTATTATTTATCAATAATAAAAAGTCCTATAGTTTTTCTATATAGGACAGATGGATTAATTTTATATTATTTAGCCAACAACAATATAATTAGCTCTTAGAATTGGTTCAATTTTACTTGCAATAATATTTGCTAACTGGAACTTTTTTAATTCAATTTTGCCTTTCCCATCTGAAAAACCTTGACATTTAATTTCAAGAACTCCTCCTTTATTATTAATTTCCTCCACTATAAACCCCTCATAATACTCATCTTGCTGTTGAGCTAATTTATTTGCAATTTCTAAAAATTGTTGTTGAGTTACAGCTTGCATCATTTACCCCTTTTCATAATTATAAAGTCTTGACGTATTAATAGTAACTAAGATACTCTAATTTCACCATAGCAAAATCTATGGTCAGGCGTGGAAACCTGAAATTTTGACAAAAGGCGCAAATAATCCGCCCATGCGGATATTTTTTTGCGTAAAATTCGGCTATGCCTTTTATGGCAGGCTGGATAGGGTGCCCTTGGGCAGCCGTTTCTTTTGTCACGGTAAATTTCCACCCCTGTTCAGTCTGTCACCAAACTTTGTGGAAATTGGTTGGTGTCAGGTTTAAAAACCGACAAAAGGAAATAGCAAAATGAAATCATTTTCTGCTAAGCGTTCGTATACTCAAAATTCTGTTAAAGAACACACCCCTATCTATGACCTGGATGCTTATCAAAAACGCCAGCGTCAATTCAAACGTAAAAAGCTACTGAAGAACCTTTTCGACACTGCCATATTTGCCAGTGCTGCCGGCTTCACTTTCTCAATGCTATTTTGGGGAGTATGAGCATGAAAAAAATCATTGAACAACTGTACTTAATCATTCAGATCAAACAGGGCCACATTGAGCTAAACAATTTACAAGCTGAAGCACAATTACCAGCACATTTGAAATACGTTTATCGAAAGGCCAATATTCTTATCAGAAGTAAAAATCGACACCAAATGTTCCCGACTTTGGTGTTAAAGATATTATTTCCCCTAAAAGCTCGATTAATTAATCGAATTAAACAAAAGTATTCGACCAAGGTATAAAAGTTAATAATCGGTTATGCGTCATGCCCTGTCGCATAACCCTACCCATTTTTGAAAAAATCTAACAAAATACGCTTGTTATCAATCGACAGGGGGAGAAATGCACTCAACACTTGAAATTAAAAGCCACAAGAAAATGACGGCTGAGGAAATACTTGAAGAAATTGAATATCCACTTGAGAATCTAGAAAACTTTTTGCTAGCCATGACAAAAATGAAAGTGGTTGAACGCCTAGAAGAAAAAGAGTTTTCGGCAATCATCAACACACTTCATTACCAAGTAAGCAATATTAAGCGCGCAGTTCACACCAAATGATTAAGAAACCCGGCTTAGGCCGGGTTTTAATTTTCTTATATTATTTATTTAAACTGATTGGCATAAGTTTCAACTATAGAAACTAAACCTGGGCGCATTTCTTCACGTGTTTGTCGATACAGTTGAATGAGCTTTGATTCAGTCTCTTCCAGATCACTGCTATTCATTTCTACCCTTCCCCAAAGAATATAAGGAATATTAAAGCCGTGGTCCTCGAGCAGATCCAATTGGTCAGTATCTAAGGCTGCATTGTGCTTTTCATAACGTACAACTGAGTTCTTTTTAACGTTCAAAATATTAGCAAGATCATCTTGATTAACAAACCCTAAGCGTTTCCGCTCTTCACGGAGTCGACTACCGCGCGTCGACAAATCATCATTTTTCATACTTTTTCCTAAAAAAGCACTTGATTATCACCATAAATAGTACTAAATTATGATTACTGAGTTACTAAGTAACGATTTATGGTGATTTTCGCATGAACAAGTCAAATGATCAAACTAAACAACGTCACACTGAAGGAACGATGGTTCGTTGGACCGCTGACCAGCTAAAAATCCTTCGTAAAGTTGCTTTTGACAACGACAAACAACCTGCTGTTTACATCCGTGAATTTATGCTCAAACACTGCCCGGAACTAGCCCAGTCAGAAACGGATGAGCGATTGTAATCAAAGTCAATTTTGTCTGCATAAAAAGCTACAAAGACAAACAAAATATTCACAATCTCAAACAGTTATCAATTTTCAATCGTGTGGTATTAAATGTCAGATATATCAAGACGCATAGATGACCGTCTTAATCAGATCTTCAAATTCAAAAGAGTTGGAGAATGGTACAGACAAGGCATCTGCCCACAGTGCAGCAGAAAAGAATGCTATACCCATGCGATAAAACCTCGCGTGGTGAAATGTAGCCGTTTAAATAATTGTGGTTATGAAGAACACGTCAAAGATATTTGCGAAGACTTATTCAAAGATTGGTCCAAAGAATTTCCTAAAACTGAAGTAAACCCTCATGCAGCTGCCGATGCGTATTTACGTCATGGCCGTGGCTTGGATATTGCCCCTTTAAAAGGTTTATATACTCAAGATACCTTTAGCAATGAACAAAAATATCCTGGTCTTTATACCGGTACTGTCCGTTTCAAATTAGCTGAAGGAATTTATTGGGAACGTTTTATCGACCGTCCTGAACGTTTTGGACGTCAAAAAGCAAACTTCATTGGTAAATATGAGGGATTGTCTTGGTCTACAGTAGATCTGGATGATCTTTGCAATGCTCCTTCATTTTGGATTACTGAAGGTATTTTTAATGCCATTGCATTAATCCAATCTGGTCAGCCAGCAATTGCCACCATGTCTACTGGTAATTATCCATCTGTTTTACTTAAACAGATTGCAGACCGTTGCCACGATTTGAAAAAAGACAAGCCACGTCTGATCTGGGCTTTTGATAATGACAAAGCCGGAAAGGATGCAATTAGAAAATTCCACCTCCGCGCACTTCAGGAAAAATGGGCTTCTTCAGCTGCTCTACCTCCTCATCAGGTCAAAGGTAAAAACCTTGATTGGAATGACCTGTTTATGCACGACTTACTACACAGTGAAGAACGTGCCAAGTATCGTCATTATGGTGAATTACTCATTGCAGAAACGGCTGAACAAGCTGGTCTATTGATCTATAACTTTAAAGAAGGTCGAACCAAGACTTTTTTCTTTAATCACAATTTCCGTCTGTACTGGTTCAACTTAGATTACGACAAATACGCTAAGCGTATGAATCAGATTGAAGAAGATCCAAGTTTTGATGCCCTACTCGATCAACAAAAGCGTGAGCAAGCTTTACGTGACTGTGCAGCTGTCACTGAAATCTGCAACGCTCAGATTGATCCCCTTTATTTTGAACGTAACGAGGTTACGGGCGAAGCCTGGTATTACTTCAACGTTCAAAGCCAATGGGCAGAAAAGAAAACTCAATTTACCCCAAGCCAAATCGGTAGTCGTAGCAAATTTAAAGACGCAACGATGGAAGTCATGGCTGGTGCAATGTGGACCGGTACCGATCAACAGCTTGAATTTTTTATGAAGCGTAAGACGGAACGTTTGAAGGAAGTTAAAACTACCGATTACATAGGCTATTCAAGTGAATATGAAACTTACATATTCCCAAAACATGCTGTGCATAAAGGCCAAGTTATCCCCATTAATGAACATGATTACTTCAAAATTAAACGTCTTGAACTCAAGAGTTTAGCGAAGTCCCCTGTCATTACATTAAATCCGAAAAAAGAATTTAAGCCTTTTTGGTGGAAGGACTTTTACCGGGTACGTGGCAGTAAGGGATTAATTGCCCTGGCATGGTGGACCGGTACATATTTTGCTGAGCAAATTCGCTCTATACATAGCTCATACCCTTTTATTGAAATTATTGGCCAAGCGGGTGCCGGTAAATCACGTTTAATTGAGTTCTTATGGAAATTAAGCGGTCGTAAAGAGTACGAAGGCTTTGATGCAAATAAATCAACCAACGTGGCGATTTACCGTAACTTTGCCCAAATTTCCAACCTTCCAGTTGTGTTGATTGAAGGTGACCGTAACGATGCACAAGGCAATAGTGTCAAACAAGCTAAGTTTAGTTGGGATGAACTCAAAGATGCTTTTAACGGCCGAGCAATTCGCTCTAAAGGCCTAAAAACAGCTGGTAATGAAACATATGAACCACCTTTCCGTGGTGCCATCATGATTTCACAAAACAGCGCAATTGCGGCATCTGAAGCAATTTTGACACGTACATTGCACCTTTCATTCGACCGCAAAGGGCAATCACTTGAAACCAAACGTATTGTTGATGCACTGGACCGTATTGAACTAGAAGAAGCATGTACTTACATGACCCATTGCCTACGCAAAGAAAACGAGATCCTTACAACGTACCAGGAACGTCTTAAAAGCTTAGAGGATCAATACCACAGTGTAGGCATTACACATACACGTATTGCCCTATGTCATGCCCAAATTGCAGCACTCATTGAAGCTATTGCTGAGCATGTTCTCAATGGCTATCTGGACTATGAAGAAGTTGCACCAGCACAAGAAATGCTGATGGAAATGGCGCAACAACGTGTGGACCAACTTAATGGTGATTGTCAAGAAGTTGAACAGTTTTGGGAAGCTTTTGAATACCTGCAAAGTGGTAGATCTGCCCCATTCAGTCTTAATCATCATGATAACGATGCTCAGACTATCGCCATCAATTTAAATGAAGTCTACAAAGTCGCTGCCCAGCAGTACCAGAAACTTCCTGAAATTACGTTGATGAAAAACCTGCTGAAATCATCACAAAAATTCAAGTTTATCGAATCTAACCGAGCTGTTAGCTCAAGCCGTTTTCCAACAGATGCTGCAAAAAATCTGAATGCTGACAATGAAATGTCAGACCGACGCAGAACAGTGAAATGTTGGATTTTTTCTAACCCTAACTATGGAGCACCACAAGCATGAATACAAATGTTTGGGCTGAACTAGACCCTAATGAACTGCCTTTTATTGATAAGGAAATTGGTCCAGAAGATTTCAAAACTCAATACCTTTGTACTTGGGATCCTGGCCATGACATTACCCATCAACTCAAAGATGACCAGCGCAATATTGATGAGGCTATTTTTCAGGTCAAAACCTGCATTAAGAATTTGGAAAATTCGACATCACGTTTAGTACGAAAGAACGCAAAGGAGGTTTTACAAGTCATAAAACAAAATTTGAACTGGGAAAAACACCCGGAACTTAACCAGCAAATCCACTTATTACAAAGCCTGTTATATCGAGGCTAAGCAATTTAAGCACACATACAGAAGCGGCAACTTCTGTATGTGCCACACAATCACCGGAGAGCAATTATGCAAAACGATTCTAACGTAGAAACAACCCAAGCGGAAATTCCTGCACATTTAAAGTGTGATCCGCGCATTTTTAATGTGAGTTTAAAAGATGATCATGGAGAGACCTGTGAGCTTGTGTTCAAAATCATCATTAAATGTACTGATGAAGCACTTCATGAACACAATAAGTTTTGGTCTAACCATCAAGAAAGACTAGAAGACAATAATGGCGATATTGTCGCAGTAATTTTAAAGCTGATTGGTCCAATGGTGTATACAGCTTGCCATGCTGGTAAAGATTGGATTGGGGTTGGCAATAAATATGGAATTAACTCAATTTTTAATGAAGAAGGTTGGGATCCTGACTGCTTCGAAATCACAAAATTATATTTCGAAGATTACATCAATGATGATGCATTTGAAGTCTCACCAGCAGTACTGGAGGGATAAACCATGTCAAATACTAATTTCCCTTTTGCTTTAGCAGAAGAAATGTTCAACAACAATGTTGAGTTTCATACGATTCTACATGTTCCAACGTTAGCTGTAGGTCAATCAGTTCCTGAAGCTTTTGAAGAGTTTTTAGGAGATATGGATTCTAAGAATGCTGAAGATTTGGTTGAACAATATCCTCAGCTTAAAGAGTTTATAGATAACGTAAATCAATATTCTGATCGTGAATGGAATGAAGAACACGCCACTCATTTGATCCGTCATCACAGCAACTTTGAATTTTTAATAAGTATTCATATTGCTATACCGTTTAATTTTAAGTTTAACGAAGAAGGTAAATACGTCTCTAATTCACTTGGAGGGCGGTACCGTTGCCAATGGATTTTTGCAACCTCAATGAAAGACGCAGCAGATCAAGGAATTAAATTATCCGAAATGATCCATGACAAAGAAGAAGCTAAAGCCCGCAAAGAACAAGGTATAGAGGGAAATTCTAATGAATCATGATCAAGAATTAGTTCAATGCTGCCGTTGTAGAAATAAACACTTGGTTAAAGATCGCTTACGCCAACCAAATAAATCTACCTATGGGCTAATGGATCTGGCGTGTCCACGTTGCAAAGCTCAAAGCTATTACAAAGTTAATGAGGTGAAGAAAAATGTCTAAATATCATTGCAAATGTGGTGGTCTTATTCTTCCCGACTTTGAATCTTTCCAGATAGGTGATGAAGTTAATTGTATGGTCGAAACCCATAAACCTATTGGAAATGGCATGGTGAGTGTAAACCAACGGGCTTTTGTAGGGATAATCCTCAAAATTAATGGAGATGAGTTCAAAATAACGTCAAAAAGAAAACAATACACTTTCTTTCGAGGCGAATTTTCACCAATAGATGCACCAGGACCAATTGAATATTTTCGTTTAGGTAAATGTCGTTGTGAATTAGATCAGGAGCAAAAACCATGCGCGGAATAAATAAAGTGATCTTGGTTGGAATGCTTGGTGCTAACCCAATTCCTAAACAATTTCAAAATGGTGGCTCCTATGCTCAGTTTTCAATTGCCACTTCAGAAAAATACCAGGACAAACGCACTGGAGATTGGATTGAAAATACAGAGTGGCATCGGATTGTGGCTCACAATCGCCTAGGTGAAATTGCCTGTCAAATTCTCAAAAAGGGTTCAAAAGTTTATATCGAAGGCTCATTACATACACGGAAATGGACTGATCAAAACAATCAAGAACGTTACGTAACTGAAGTTAGAGCCATTACATTTCAATCGCTCGATAGCTTGCCACAAGCAAACCCGGTTTAAGGAATAATTATGACAGCTCTAATTTTTGATACGGAAACCCATAAATTACATGGTGACATTATTGAAGCTGCTGCAATGGAAGTGGTTTTTCCTCAAATTTCAGCAGATATTCTAATTATTCCAACCATGTTTGACTTCACCAAACGCTATAAACCAAGTGAACCTATTTCACTCGGTGCAATGGCAGTCCACCATATCGTTGATGAAGATCTTGTAAAGTGTCCATCATTCAAAACATTTAAATGGCCAAAAGAGAATATCCAGTATTTGATTGGCCACAATATTGATTATGACATCGAGGCAGTAAAAAGAGCTGGTGCAGATACAACAGGAATTAAATCTATTTGTACTTTAGCTATGGCTCGCTACCTTTGGCCAACATTGGAAGCCCATAACCTAACTGCACTGGCCTATCACATAAGCCGAGACCGTAAATCGACAAGACGTGGATTAAAGAATGCACATTCAGCCTTGAATGATTGCAAGACAACATACGGACTTTTACACACCATTGTTCAGGAAAAAAACATAAAGAGTTTTCAAGAACTGTACCTCTTTTCAGAAAAGGCCAGAATCCCTACCCATATTTTCTATGGGAAATACAAAGGTTCAGCTATTGCAGATCTTGATATGCATGCCCTCACGTTTTTAGCACGTAAAACAGAGGATCAATACCTTTTAAAAGCAATCGATTATGAACTATTCCAACGTTCAAATTCTGATTTTACAAATGAATTGCCTTGGTGAGAATAAAATATGGAACTTGTACGACCAGACCACCCTATTGCTCATGAAGCCTATGAAACAGTTAAAGCCATGTCTTGCGAATATATCAAGATTGTGGCACGGACTTATTCAAAGACACAAACTGAAGCGGGCTATTTCATTAGTGGAATTTTCCCATGTACACCCGATGATGGATTCAATCGTAAAGAATGGATTTCAACATTTGAAGAACTGCAAGGAGTAAATAAATGACTGTAAGTGTGGACTCACTTATTGAAAAAATGCTCCTTAAATTAATGAAGCAAATTGAAGCAAAGCAAATTATTCCAATTGAATGCCAGCTTTGGGACGAACAGGACATTGCAAATTACTTTAAATATTCTTTGGATTACACCAAACGACATATTATCAGTAATGACAATTTCCCCCCTAGCCGTGAACTACCAACCTCTGCCACTGGTGATCGCACGGTATCACGTTGGAAAGCCACAGATGTCATAAGTTTTGGTATGGCATTTGATAAAACCAATATCAAATATAGTTAATAAAAAAGCCACCGCAAGGTGGCTTTTCTTATGCTAACAACCGGCTTAATCCGGATGATTGATTTAATTCGTCCAGGATCTCATCATTAGTTGGGTTGTAATATGTCAAAGCCTGTTTAGGGTCTTTCCAACCAAAAATTTTGCATAAAGTAAGGGCATTTTTAATACGTCTGGCCATAAGAGAAGCTGCCTCATGTCGTGAGTCATGAAATGTTAGATCTGAATTTTCTAATCCAGCTTTTTTACGTGCCTTTCTAAAAAGTGAATCACGTGAAGAATCAGAAACAGTAAAAACTTTAGGACTCCCCTTCCGGTCAATTTTTAAAGCTAAGGTCCACAGCTGAAGCGCAAAATCATCTAGCGGAACCTTTCTAGCAGTACCATTCTTTGTTTTATCCAACTGAACATAACGTTTTGACAAACAGACGTGCACAGGCAAGCGATTTACTATCTCTCCAGATCTCATTCCCGTGGCCATAGCAATAAGCCAGATCAATCCTACTTCCTGCATTTTAGTAGTTGGCACTGTTCCAGGCTTATATTTGAGTGCAGCAAGCATGCGCTGAAGTTCTTCAACCTCTGTACGTCTTTCGCGATGCGGAGGTTTTTTTGGTTTTCTAAGATTTTCAACAGGATTAGACTCAATCCACCCTTTATCCTTTCTACACCAGTTAAAGAATGAAGACAAAGTAGAATAATCACGCAGAATAGTTGAAGGCTTGAGTGGTTTAATTGTTCTTTTAGAAACTGCATCTTCCCATTGCTTTAAAAACTCCCCTTTATAACAACTAAGTGGCCAATCAGTATTTGGCAAATTATCCTGAAAATAGCGGATCCGTTGCATTTCTTTTTTTCCAGTAGCTTTAAATCTGGAAACTTCATCTGAATAACGACCTAGTGCCTCACGCATAGTAATAACAATTTTACTGTTAAGTGCCTTTTGAGTTGAGTCATTCAAAATAAGATCTCGTTCAGTCTCCTTGGCCCAACGGATTGCTAATTCTTTTTTTTCTAAAGTTTTAGTAACACGCACACCATTTAAAACAACATCTGCTTTCCATTTCTTATTAGGACGTTGATAAATCGACGTACTCATTTAAATAAAATCTCCTTAATCCTTCTCAAGTTCCCGACCGGGTGGAAAACGGGTGGAAACATATACCAAAAAAACCCGTGAAATACCGTAAAAAAACATAAACGCCAGAAACGACAAAGCCCCAAGCCTTTGATATATAAGGCTTGGGGCTTTGGAGAATCTAATAGATTCTAAATCTGGTCCCGAGGGTCGGACTCGAACCGACACGTCATCTCTGACAGCGGATTTTGAGTCCGCCGCGTCTACCAATTTCACCACCTCGGGAGAGGAAGTATGTTTGTGTTGCGTATATTAGCGCGTTTGTAAAACTTGTCAAACCCTAAGTGAATATTATCGTTCACTTTTAGATCATTTAAACATTTTTCATGATTTAGGTCAGAAGCACAGCCATAAAAAAGCGAAAAAGTTTATACTAGGCCCAATTTTTGCGGTGTTTTTTCTCAAATATGCAACTGTCTGACTTTTCCTTTGAATTACCTGATGAACTCATTGCCCGTTACCCTCTCGAATCACGTAGTGCTTCGCGGTTGTTGCACCTAGATTCAAAGGGTCAATATCATGATCACATGTTCACAGACATTATCGATCTGTTCGAAGAAGGTGATTTGTTGGTGCTTAATGACACCAAGGTCATGAAAGCTCGACTTAAAGGAAAACGCTCTACAGGCGGTGCTATTGAGATTTTGGTTGAGCGTATGCTGAACCACACCACAGCGTATTGTCATATCAAATCGAGTAACTCACCTAAAGCAGGTGCCGAGCTTTTTGTCGGTGCAGATAATATTCCAGTGATTGTGCGTGGACGTCACGAAAATTTATTTGTGGTTGAGTTTTCACAGCCCATCTTGCCTGTACTTGAGCAATATGGTCAGTTGCCTATTCCGCCTTACTTTAACCGTGAAGCAGAAGAAATTGATACTGAACGCTATCAAACGGTTTTCCATAATCCCGAAAAAATTGCCAGTGTTGCCGCTCCTACTGCAAGCTTGCACTTTGACGAAGAGTTACTAGCAAAGTTAGAGCAAAAAAATGTTCAAAAATCTTTTGTGACTTTACATGTCGGTGCTGGCACCTTTATGCCTGTTCGTACTGATGACATTACCAATCATGTCATGCACAGTGAATGGTGTGATGTTCCTCAAGAAACTATTGATTTAATTTTGGCGACTAAAGCACGCGGCAATAAAGTGATTGCCATTGGTACAACTGCGACACGTGCTTTAGAAAGTGCAGCTCAAGCTCATGGCGGTAAAATTGCAGCTTGGACGGGCGACACACAAATCTTTATCTATCCAGGTTATGAGTTCTGCATCGTAGACCGTTTAATTACCAACTTCCATTTACCAGAGTCTACCCTGCTCATGTTGGTATCAGCGCTATCAAATCGAGACAACATTTTAGCTGCCTACGAACATGCAGTTAAAAGCCGCTATCGTTTCTTTAGCTATGGCGATGCAATGCTGATTGATAAGTTAGAAGTTTAA